AGGTAAGATACAAAAAGGTGATACTTGGAGAGACCCTAAAGATACTATCCTTAATATCTTAAAGGATGCTAACTATGTTTAAGAAATTCGATAATGGTAAGCCTATGGTTTCTCTGGTTGAACCTAAGTTTATCTTAGGGGTTGCTGAGATACTTACATTTGGAGCTAAGAAATATGGCACTAATAACTGGAAAGAAGCAAAACCTGAGGATATACAGAGGTATAAAGATGCTTTAATGAGACATCTACTATCATATTTGGATGGAGAAGAGGTAGACACTGAGAGTGGTAAGCCACATTTATGGCACATAACTTGTAATACAATGTTCTTAGATTATTTTGATAGGATTAAAACAAGAGATACACATGAGTATGAAACATATAAACTTGCATCAATAGAACAGTTCGGAGAATCTACTAGAGACGAACACTATGAATATGAACACAGCACAATAAACAAATAAGGAAATAGAATGAATAATATAGCACTAATAGACGGAGATAGTATCTTATATAAAGTTGGGTTCGCCCTAGAGGAAGAACTAGAAGATGAAGAAGGTAATGTAACATATAATGTAGACCTAATTAACGCTAAGGATTACATTGATGGTCTAATAGATGGTATATTATTTAACACTAGTTGTGATTCACTAGAGCTATGGCTAGGTGAAACTGGCACTAACTTCAGGTTTGCTTTAGCCAGTGAGTATTTAGACCATGATTACAAACACAACCGTAAGGAAACTAGAAAACCTGATAAATACAATGAGATGTTAGAATACATTAAGAAGCAATATAAATCTAAAAGCAGTAAAGACTGTGAGGTTGATGATGCAGTATGTTACAAACTAGCTGAATCACCTGATAAATATACTTTATGTGCAATAGATAAAGATGTATTGTATCAATCAGTTGGTAAGCACTATAATTACGGTAAAGATGAGTGGGTAACCGTAACTAATTACGAAGCTATTTACTATGCATATTTACAAACACTCACAGGAGACCCTACAGACGGTTATAAAGGTTGCCCTAACATTGGGCCAGTGAAAGCTAAGAAACTCCTTGGAGAGCCTGGAGAGCACTCTGAGAGGGTATTGTGGGCTAAGATATTATTAGCATACCGAACAGCATACCACAAACAAAACCGTACAACTAAAGAGGCTAGGATGGCAGCATTAACTACAATGAGATTAGCTAATATGCACCAACTAAAACGAAACTATAAAGGTAAGCTTAGGATAGTCTTATGGGAACCTGTAGCTAAAGGTAGTGAAGTTATTGATACACTACCATTTTAAAGGATAATTATAACAATGAATGTATTATGTAGAATATGTGGTAACCTAAAACCAGGTAACTGGAGTACATTAATTTGTAGCTCTTGTAGTAATAAGTTAAATGACTCTCTAGAGCCTACTGTATAGGAGCTAGAGGTACTTTATGTCATTAGAGTGGACATAGTAAGATAAGGCATAGGGAAGACTCTTTAAGATACTTAAAGCATTACTCATTATGAGTGTATGTTTAACATCATTAAACTCCTCCATCTTGATAACGTGTATCGCTGTTAAGATTCATGTCAATCTAAAGTAAAGAGTTTTGTAATCTCTCGTGGGCGTACTATAGACCACTTGATAAAATTACATATAATGATTATAATAAAGGTATAAACAATGGCAAAACAATATATACCACCAACTAGTAGAGAGTTAATAACACTCCTAGATAAAAGATACCCAGACATTCTCGATACTGAAGATAGTCTGAGTCCTTTTGAAAGAGGTAAAGTAGCAGGTGTAGTACAATTACTACGTGAATTAAAACAACAATTAAGTAAGGATATAATATGAATTGGATAAACAATCATAACAAGTTAGGTGTAATCTGCTATGGGTAGTGGTGGAGGGTCAACACCTGGAAGCTATATAGCAGCTCAAGCACCAGATGTATTTACACCTACTGCACCTGAAGTATCAGCAGCTGAGGCTATGCCAGATAACATAGACCAAGCAGGGTTTACATCAGGAGCTAAGAGAACTGAATCTGAAAAGAAGAAAGCCTCGTTAAGTACCTCTAGGTTGGTGATACCCTTAACTGAAGGTACATCACAGGCAGGTGGTTATACATCTCCAGCAACTCCTACAGGTGTTGTGTAATATGGGTGGTGGTACTAGCTCTCCAGGAGCAAACACATATGAGAGTCAGAGGAAATCTGTAGACCGTAGAAGATATGGTGAATTAAGTAAAACTGGTTTTCAATCACAAGATGCCTATGACATGGCTATAAAAGGTATGAGCCTTAAACAGAGTGATTTCACTAAACAAGAACAATACACTAAACAGTATCGTGATGGTGACACATCTGGTGTAAAAACTAGAACAGTTGCAGATGTTGATGCGTATAACAAAGCACTAGCAGACTCAGGGTTAAAGTATGACTCTACGTTCGGTAGGTGGTCGTTAGCATCTGGTGTTGATATGGAAGCAGCTAAGACTGACTGGCAGAATTATACATCAGAGCGTAAGGATATAGCAACAGCAGGTGCAAGGGAAGCAAGGCGTAAAGCTGCCCCTACAAACCTAACAGGTGCAACAGGAGCTGCACAAGATGGTGTAACTACTACACAGTCACCTGATGAAGCTAAAGATAATCCGTTAGCTATATCACTTATAGCAGATGATACATCACAGTCAACAGCCTCAACGAGTCAATCGTTAGGTATATACTAATAATGAAAGGAGTAATTAACTATGGCAGGTAAAGAAACTTTCCCGACGGCTGAAGAGCTACAACAAGACTCTGGTTTAAAAGCTAGGTTCGATAAGTTAGATGGTGATAGAATTACAACTCTAAACAAAGCTAGAGACTGTAGTGAACTAACAATTCCTAGTGTGTTACCAGCAGAGAGCTTTACAGAGCAAACATCATTACCAGATACGTTTAACTCTTTAGGTGCTAGAGCAGTTAACAATCTAAGTAATAAATTACTACTAGGTTTGTTACCTCCTAACAGTGCGTTCTTTAGATTAAAAACTACTGATGACGATGCAGCTGAGGTTGATACACAATCAGGTATTGATGCTGAGGTTGAAGCACAATTATCTAAATTAGAAGCAAGAATAATGGGTAAAATAGAAGCATCTGGAATGCGTCCTATAGTTCACCAAGCTTTTGTAAATCTAATTGTAACTGGTAATGCAGCGTTGTTATTTGAAGAAGACACTATGAATCTATATAAACTAAACAGTTATGTAGTTACTAGAGATTATGCAGGTAATATAACTGATGTAATTCTTAAAGAGAAAATATCATATCAAGCCTTACCTGAAGATTTAGCGTCTAAACTAGAGGTTACTGAAGAAGATAAGAAGCAGGATATTGAATTATACACTAGATATATTAGACAAGGTAGACAATGGTTAACATATCAAGAGGTTAATACTGTGATTGTAGATGGCTCTGAACAGACTGTTAAGGATAAACATATGCCTTTAATGGTGTTACGTTGGAGTAAGATTAATGGTGAAAACTATGGTCGTGGTCTAGTTGAGATGCACCTAGGGGACTTTAGAAGTCTTGAGGGTATGACACAGATGCTTATAGAGTATTCAGCTATTGCAGCTAAGGTTGTGTTCGGTATCAGACCAGGGAGTCCTATAGAAGTTGATGAACTTGAAGACGCTGAGAATGGTGGTGTAATTATAGGGAATCTAGAACAAGATATATCTAGATTATCAGTAGATAAACAAGCTGACCTACAGATTCCTATGCAGATGATAGATGAAATCACTCGTAGAATTGGTGCTGCGTTTTTATTACAGAGTACTACAACTAGAGACTCAGAGAGAACAACAGCACTAGAGATACAATATCTAGCTAGAGAACTTGAAGATGCCTTAGGTGGTATATATAGTATTATTAGTCAAGAGTTTCAATTACCATTGATTAATTTATTAATGCAAGATATGAAGTTTGACTTAGGTGATTTAGTAGAGCCTACAATTACAACTGGTTTATCAGCTTTAGGTAGAACACAAGACCTAGAGAAACTTAGACAGTTAAATGGGTTATTAGCAGAAGTAAATCCAGAGTATGTTGTAAAATACATAAAAATGGACGAGTACTTGAAGAGACTTGGAACTGCGTTAGCAATTAAAGATGTAGACTCACTGTTTGCAAGTCAAGAGGAAGTTGCACAAGAGCAACAACAATTAAGTGATGCAGGTGTGCCTAACACAGCTCAACCTCAAGCACCACAACAACAACAATAAGGATAAACAATGGCAAAGATGATAGTAGATGCAAGTTACAAACTAAGAGATAAGAAAGCTGAGAAAGCTAAAGGTATTAACAGAGGTGGTTTCGTAGACCTAACACCTAAAGTTACAAAGAAGTAATAGATGAGTGAGGCAATACAACAACAGGTGGAGGAAGGTGTAGTACCTTCTGAACATGAACAAGCTATGATTGACTTAGTTGATAATACAGAAGCTGCGTCACAAGGTCAAGCAGACCCTGAGTCAGCTCCAGAATATGTAGAGGAAACTAAAGAACCTGAGATTGATTACAAAGCTGAATATGAAAAGCTTAAAGCAAGTTCAGATTCTACACAACCACCGGCTGATGAAGGTTTAACTATAGAGCCTGATAAAGAAGAGCCAGAATCTGAACATACTGATAGTGTAACTTCATTAACTCCTGAAGAGTTAGGTAAATACACAGAAGAGTTTAGTAAATCTGGTGAGCTATCTGAAGAATCTTACACAGAATTGAAAGCTCTTGGCGTATCTAAAGACCTTGTTGATAATTACATACAAGGTCAAGCTGCAGTACAAGAAGCTAGAGATAACGCTGTGTATGAATCAGTAGGTGGTAAAGAAGCCTACAGTGATATGATAGCATGGGCTAAAGAATCTTGGACACCTGAACAGATTAATGTATTTAACGATAGTGTAAACTCTAGTGATTCAGCTAAAGTATCGTTTGGTGTTGAATCATTAACTGCACAGTATAAAGCTGCACAAGGTAGTCCAGTTGCTAAAAGAGCTCTAAAAGGCTCTGGTGGTTCTGTAGGTACTTCAGGTGGTAATAACAGTTTTGAAACTAAGACTGATATGATGAAAGCAATGAGACACCCTAGTTATGGTAAAGATGCTTCATACACTAAAATGGTAGAAAGAAAAGTAGGTAACTCAACGTTCCTATAAAGTTAGTACGTAGAGGGAAGGTTGTATCTTCTTACTTCCCTTATATACAATAGAAGATAAAGTTTATATAAACAAAACATAAGGAACAAACATGGCAATTACAGCTAATGCATTTACATCAGTTGAAGGTACTGGAGATAGAAAAGCTCTTAACCTTAAGGTATACTCAGGGGAAGTATTATCTGCTTTCGATAAGAAAAACTTAGGTCTTGACTTAGTTAAAGTTAGAACAATCTCTAATGGTAAATCTGCACAATTCGTTGTTACAGGTAACATTTCAGATACAGCAGTTGCAACACACAACCCAGGTGATGATGTATCTACAACAGGGATGCCTGATAACGAGAGAGTAATTCTTATTGAAGATTTACAATACATCTCTACATTCGTAGATAACTATGAAGAGAAAATGGCACACTTTGAAATCAGAGGTGAGTTAGCTAAGAGAAGTGGTGAAGCACTTGCAGTTAAGATTGATAAACAAGTGTTTGCTACAGTTTTAGCAGCTACACAATCAGCAGGTGTTGCAGCTCAACCAGATGGTTTTGAGATTAATAACGATGCTATTACTGGTGGTGCTGATGCAGAAGCTAAAGGTGATGCTATCTTAGATACAATCTTTGCAGCTAAAGCTCACTTAGAGTCTAATGATGTAACTGGAGACCCAATCTTCATTACTGACCCAATCAACTACTACAATTTAGTACAATCAGCTAAGTCAATTAACAGAGACTTTAATGGTGGTGATAACGGTAGTATTGCTAAAGGTAATGTTATTGAAATTGCTGGTATCAAAGTTGCTATGTCTAACCAGTTTGGTAAAGATGCAACAGTTGATGTTGGTGGAGTTAATAAGAAACTTCAAGGTTTACTATTCACATCTGATGCTATTGGTGTAGTTAAATTAATGGATGTTAGTTCAGAAGCTAACTATATTCCTGAGAAATTAGGAACATTAATGACTTCTACATACGCCTTAGGTATGGGAATTTTAAATCCTGGTGCAGCAGTAGCTATTACAGCAGCATAAGGTAACATGGTGGTCTTCGGACTGCCTAGTTTTTTCTGTTTAGTTTTATAGCTAAATTACACATATAATAAGATTAAATAAAGGAAACATAATGGATATTTTTGAAGGGGTTAATGTATTACTAGGGTCGATAGGTGAAATACCAATCACTGATAATACACAAGCACAAGAAGCTGATGCTACAAGTGATGTAGGAATAGCTAGAGACACTCTGTTAAGAATGAGTGAGAGTATACAGCAAGAAGGTTACTGGTTTAACAAGGAGATTGCGTATCCTATGATACCAAACACCTCTGGTTATATTCCTATAGGTGATAACATATTAGCAGTTTATAGTCCAACACTGATAGTTAAAGACCATAAGCTGTATGATACAACTAACAGGACTTTTATATTCGATAAGAAACAAGAGGTTGATGTTGTATTTAATGTTGTATTTGATGATTTACCTGCTGTTGTATCTGATGTAATAGTAAGAGAGGCTACTACAGCTTTCTATAATAACATATTAGGGGATACACAAGAGTTAAGAATACTTGAAGCTAACGCTAAAAGAGCACAGATAGCTTTACAGAAAGCACAATTAAAACATAGGAAAATAAACCTAATGTCTGGCAGTAAACTACTAAATAGAACACAAAACCCATCTGGATTAGTATAATGTCTTTAATAGTTAAGACCATACCAGGTGTTTATGGTGGTGTTTCTAATCAGAATGAGAGTCTACGTAAAGACAATCAAGTAACTGAGATGATTAACTGTATTCCTAGCTTAGTGCAGGGTACAACTAGGAGACCTAACGTTGAACCTGGTGTTGTAAGTGTTCCAGCAGATTCTTCATTTATATATGATTACACTAGAAGCTCAGGGGAATCTAACTTAATTACAGTTAATACAAGTGGTGTAATTACAGCTTCCACAATAGGTGTAGGAGCTAAGACAGTTACAACTAGTCAAGAGGTTACTGATTATCTTACACATAGTGATAATAAAGCTCTTAGTGGTATTACAATAGGTGATACAACATATATAACTAATAGTGAGAAGGTTGTATCTACAGTGTCTACATTGACAACTGATATGCCTGAGCTAGATGATTTGTATAAAACAGTAGCTACTGATGGTGAGATTAACGCTGAGAACATAGCATACTATTGGCTGTCTAGAAGTAGTAACGACCTTGACCATTACTATAGATATGTATTAGAGTTAGATGGTGTTCAGTATGATGCTGAAAGCGATAAGTCTGAAGAAGCTGCAAGAGCGTTAGCTAATAAGATAATGTATAAATCAGAGGTTTGTAATATAACTAGTTCTGTACCAGTTGGTCAGGAAGAGTCATTCACTGTAGAGATACGAACTGGTGATGTAGTAGGCTCAGGTACTTTAATAGATATTGATGGATTTACATGGACATCTTTAGATGGCTTTACAGAAGAAGCGAATGGCTCAGGAGTTCTTACATGGACTAGAGATGCTGTAGGGACATACACAGTTACAATAGGAACAGCTAACGCTAATGACCCTATATCTTACTTACTGGACATAGGCGGTAAAGAGTTCTCAGTGGTTACAGAGACTACTATAAATGATGTAGCATCTAACTTCTCAGTGCAGTTGAATAATATTGTATCTTCGTTAGTAACACCTACTAGGAATCCTAACGGATTTAATACAATAGCCGTAGGGTCTGTCATAAAGGTCTGGAAAGATAACTATGTAGATTTTACATTCAACTATTGGGATTCATGGGGTTCATTAGCGTCATTTGGCTGGAAGTATGATGTACCTAAATTACAGGATTTACCCGCAAGTTTCCCTTGGGACGGTGCAGTTGTAAGGATAAACTCTAGTGATGGAGCAACCTCAACTGATTACTATGCAATTAGGTGGAATGGTACATGGCAAGAATACACTAATAGAGCTACCTACGGTGCCTCAGGAGAGCGTTATTTACCGTTACTTCAGAATATGCCTATTATAGTTAAAAGAGAAGCCGATGGTAACTTTACAGCAAGTTTACTATCTACTGCAGACCAGTTAAAACCTCCTTTAGTAGGAAATAGTGAGAACAATAAAGACCCTTACTTCATAGGTAAGACTATACAACAGTTATTTTATATTAATGGTAGGTTGTGTATTGTATCTGGAGATGCTTTGACCTTTAGTGAGGTTGATGTATTATGGAACTTCTATGCAACAACTATAATAAATGTATTAGATGGTGATACAATAGAAGTTAAGATAGCTTCTGAACGAGTATTAGATATACTTAGAGTTGCTATATTCCAATCAGGGTTACTTATAATGACATCTGAAGGTCAATACCTATTCAACACTGAACAAGGTATCAGCCCTATGAGTATTGTTGTAAATAAACTATCTAACTATAGTTACAATAATGATGGTGGTACAGTATATGATGGTGATAGTATTGTATTCTCTGGTACAACTGGAGATACAGCTAGACTCTATAGATACAGAGTAGCTAGACTTACGTCAGAGAACAAAGCTATTGATTTAACAATACAAGTCCCTACATACATTCAAGGAACTGTTAAGCAGATTGTAAACTTTGTTGAAGATGGTACGATTATAGTTAGGACTAATGATAGTAAGAAATTGTATCTTTATCGTGAGGTCATCTCAGGTGACCAGATGGTACAGAGTTCATGGTATAGCTGGGACTTCTCAACTATACTTACAAACGATATACAACATATAATGGTTATTGGAAGTTATTTGTATTTTGTAACTATTGATGGTGTGTTTAAGATACCTCTAGGTTCTAAAGTGTTTCCTGAAGGATTCACACATCTAGATTTAGGTACTACAGAGTTTACCTCAAGTGTTGAGCTTACTAGATGGAGGCCTAAGAAGACTAACGCACAGATACAAACAAACAGAGGTAGGGTACAACTAAGGACTCTAGGAGTTACTTTAGAAGGCTCAGCTACTTTAAGTATCTTTAAAGAAGATAGAGGTCTTACAATAAACAAAGACTTAACAAACAGAAGACAAGTAAATGTGTTGAGTGATACTAATAAAACAAAACTTAGTATTATAAACAACGGTACAAACCCTTTCACTATAAGTGCTATCACAATGAGTGGTACATATAGAGAGAAAGGTAAAGAGACAATTTAAGGAGATTTCTTTGGCGATTACCACAGAAAGTTTTAATGCAGATGGAACATCTAAGATATACACAACAGCCTCTACGATACTCTCTCAGAGTCACTGTAGGGTAGACCTATATTATGATGAAGTAGACCACGAGATAAACCAGACATTATGGGATGTAATAAATAATAGTATTGTGTTTAATGATGCACCATTACTAGGACAAACAGTTAAGATTACAATATCAACAGACGGTGAGGGGCTTGAGACAGCTCCAAGTTTGTATAGTGATGTAGCTAGTAATATTACATCTATAATTACAGTCGCATCTATAGAACAAGACATTAAAGATGTTAGTTCGTTAGCTACTCAGATAACATCAGTAGCAGCTGATAAAGCAACTATA